CATAGTTTTGTTAGTTAAAGTTTCTGAGCCTGTCTTGGTAGCTACAGTAGAGTCAATGGCAAGAGTTACATTGTTTCCTGATGCAGTTGCATCTATTCCTGTACCACCTAAGAGACCTAATGTTTCGGATATAAAATCAATAGTAATAGTAGAACTACCATCTGTAATATCTAGGTTTTGTGCTGTGACTTGTGAGTCCACATAGGCCTTAATAGATTGTTGGGTAGCAAGTTGTGTAGCTGAATTTGAGGCTAGATTATCTTCATCTAAAATTGCTGATCCTGATACTGATGTGTTGATAACAGGACTTGTAAGAGTTTTGTTTGTTAAATTTTCTGATCCAGCTAATGTAGCAAAGCTCCCATCTGATAACGCAGAGTTAAATTGAGCAGTAGTACCTGATAAGGAATTACTACCTAATGCTATAGTTTTGTTAGTAAGAGTAGCTGTGCCTGAAGTGACAAATGCTTTTACAGATTGTTGTGAAGGAGGAATTAAAGCACTATCACTAGCCATGTTATCTTCATCGACAACAGGATTAGCTGGATTTGTAAAAACCGAACCTACATAGACTGCAACTGTGGTATCACCAGAGTTTAATGAACCACTATCAAAAGTAAAAGTTAAGGTTGTGTTCGGTGAAGAGAATGCACTTGTAGTAATCTTACCAAAGATTGTACCTGTAGCACTACCAATAATTTTGACTCTACGACCAACATGATGTGTTGATGTGATATCTGAAGCTATTGTGACCGATGTAGCAGAGGCCCTGGTGAATGTTGTTGTGCCATCACCATCACCTAATAAAAACCACTCTTTGTCGTTCCATACTGATCTAACATCTGCTAATTGACTTCTAATAGCATTATTAATGTCGCTGGGAAGACACCCTTCGCTTATATTAATTCCATTAATTGTTGTGTTGTTACTTGCTGTTGTGCTATATGAACTTACTGTCATTGTGTTGTTTCCTCATATTGTTTATCTTCTACTTGTCTATATCCTTGAAATATAGGTTGAATTAATAATGGCCAATTTTTTCTTACTGGTGTTTTAGATAATGTAACTAATGTGTCTAATGAGTTAGGTGATGTAATAATTTTTGCTAAATCATCCCAATTATTATTTGCAACAATTTCATCAAATATTTCTAAAGGATTTAATTTTATTTTAGGAGTACCCATATCTTGAGCCATATCACCAGCTTTAAATGTTATAGATTCACCTTTTGAAAATTTTGATGTTGCATTAAATGTTTCCAACATTCTTTCAAATCCTTTTATAACCATTGCTGGATCTTTTCCTTGTGATTGTGCAACACCTGTTAAAATTGCTTGTACTTGTTTTTTCTGTTTTGTGTTTCCATAGACTGCATTAAACATATTTTTTCCCATAGTAGGTGAGACTTTAATTTTAGAAAATACTTCAGTAAATAAAGCACCAGCTATTTCAGGAGCTAATGTGCTGTCTATCTTATTAATTTCTTTAAATAATCTTGAAACAGTAATGTTATCTTGTTTACCTAATAAAACACTTTCTAGTAAACCCATTGTAGCTTCTCTATTTAACTTAATAGTATCATTAGCTGTAACTGCTTCTTCTAAAGGATCGAGTATTTTTCTTCTTAAATTCTTATATGTTGCTGCACCTTGAGAATAACCATCAATTTGTTTTAATGATGTATCAACAACTCCTTTAATTTCTGTTAAATATCCAACTAAAGTACCATCATCAGCTTTTTTTGCTTTTTTAATATCTAGGCCAAGTTCTTGAGACAAACCTTGTAATGCTTTTTGATTACCACCTTTTATTTCTTTTGAATATTTGAGAAATTGTTGTGATCTTGATTTAGTTACATTTGGAGATGTTGCCATCTCAGCTAGTGTATTAGCTACTTGGTTTGTGACTTCTTGTCCAAATGTAAATTCATCAAACTTCTTATATCCATTTTTTCTTGCAACTTTATTAATGTTTTGTTTTAAAATAGTTACTCTTTTGTTTAATTTATCAACCATTTTTTGAGATACATCTAAATACCTAATATTTTCTGTTCCAAAAAAATCTATTAAAAACTTGTTAGCACTATCATTGAGTTTAAGCTCTCTACCATTAAGACCTTTGAAATATGGTGATCCTTCTTTAGTCATAGCAGTTATTTTAGCTAAAGAGATAAGATCATTATCTTTGGTTGCTTGTGCTAATGCTTCAATACCAAGCATAGGAATATCGTATTCTTCAGCAAACTTTAATATGTCTTTTGCTTCATCTAATTTACCATTATTAATAGACTCTTTTACTTTAGTTTGAAGTCTTGAAGCATAGGATGGATTTCTTACACCAGCAATAACACTTAAAACAAGATCAGTACCTAATCCTGAAATCATAGCTGTTTGATCGTTTACACCTATTGCTTTTAATGATGATTCTAAAGTTCCAGCAAAACCACTTATTTTACCTGATGTTTTTCCAAAAAGCCTACCCATGCCAAAATATTCTGTTGGTGTTTTTAAAAACTTACCAAGACCTGTTTGCATTTCTAAAGATGGTTTTTGTCCATTGGCAATTTCTAATTGTGTTAAATATGCTTTTTTAAACGCTGGAGTACCAGGTATTAACTTCATATCAAGCAAACCACCTAATATTTCATTTCTTTTACCTTGTGATAATAAACCCTCTAAATAATTTATTTGTCCAGATGGTGTTGATACTGCTGTTTGTGCTTCATCAAAGGATGGTAAAAATGGAATGTCAAGGTACTTAGCTTTTTTATCTTCTGGTATAAGACCTAATTTTTTTCCACCATAATTAAAACCTAAACTACCTAAATTAAGAAGTGACTCAGGCAAAGAGGGTAATGTTGCAATAGCAGAAGAAATACCAGTATTTACTAGCCTACCAGCATCTTGGACAGTATCAGTAGCAGCCTCAACTATGTTATTAAACTTTAATTTAGAAGGTTTATCTACAGCACTAAAATCACTTTTATCGTTAGTGTTATTATTACCATTTACAAGTTTAGATGGTTTATCGACTGGAACGAAATCTACCATTTTTATATCTCGAAAGTTTGCAAATCACCATCTACATTAACTTGAAATTGTGATTTTCCATTTTCAGTTTCACCCATATATTTTGCATTTGGATATTTTTCTTGAAATTTTGATAAGTTATTAGTTCTGTTAATATCAGTTTTATTCATATCTGAAACGCCACCTGTATAAGTCAATCCATTATCTTTATAATACTGTTTAATTTCTTCTTCTATATCACCTGTAAAAATTTGATTTTCTTTTCGCCATTCTGATCTTATTTTTTTAAATTTTTGATCTAAGGAATAAGCAGATTGATTTGGATTTTCTTCATATTCTTTTGATAAGAAATTTTGTAATAAATCATTTTCTGCAATAGCTCTATCATTTATGGATCTTGCCATATTTATAATTAATTGATTTCCAAGAGCTGTATTACCTATGTTGGCAGAAATTTTAAAGAAGTAAGCCATTTCCCTATCAGATACAGCACCTTTAGTTTTTTGTACTTGCTGCATAACAAATCTACCAGAAACAGAGTTTAATGCCTCCAAAGCACCAAGACCTTTTAAATCAACATCAATTCCTAAACTAGCAGCGAAACTATTTAACTCAGTTAAAAAAGGAGTTAATGCTCCTGTGTTGGTATCTTTAGCTAATTGTTCAAATCTATTAAGTAACATATTATCATCATCAGCAGAAACAGCAGTTGTTTCAATTAAATTAACTGATTTACCAAAATCATCGCCTTTTGTTTCAAAATAACCTTCAGAACCTTTATTTTCAGCTTCATTAATAACTGTAGTGCTTGTAGTAGAACCACCACCACCTATAGACTCTGGTTTGCCCTTTGTAATATTAAATCTAAAAGCACCATCTTTTGGGATGCCAAAGGCTTTTCTTTCTTCTAATGTTAATGGTCTATATTGATCTGGTTGATTTTTTAATGCAGATGCATTTAGATTAGCTATTGCTAATTGATTTTCAAATTCTTGTTGTTGAGCAGAACTTTGAGCTGTATTTGCTTCATCAATATATTTCATACCTTGAGCTAAAGCAGAACCCATTGAAACAGGAGTTGTGGAATATCCACTAGCTTCTAGTAATCCTCTAGCCAAACCTCTACCTTGAGGACTTGTAGTAAAGTTTAATAAGTTTTGACCTAATTGATTAGGTGGTACATTTGTTGGTGAAGTTTGTGTTGGTTTTACAAAAGCTGGTTTAGCATACATATTTTTACCACCTTGTTGCATACCATTTGCAAATTGATTTTGAGCTGTTTGTCCTAGTGTGTAACTTCCTTCTTTTGCTGGTAGTGCTGTAAATCTACTCTTTGGTGTTGTAAAAACTGAATAAGGTAAAGTTCTTGTTTGTGGTTGATTTATAAAATTAGGATTTGCTACTGTGGATCTTGGAAGTACATTATTTTTCATAAAAATATCATTAATATCTACCATTAAAAGAATCCTCCAAGTAATCCACCACCAATAGCTCCCATACCAGCACCAAGTCCAGGTATCATTCCAGCTATGTTAGCTCCTGTCATTGCACCACCAAGTAATCCAGCACCAGTATTTCTAAAGACAGGTTGTGTTGATACAGTTGTTGAAGGTACAGCAGCACCTAATGATCCAAGGTAGTAGTTTAACTTTTGATAGGGTTGTGTTTGGCCATAGTCATATCGAGCAATAGCATCTTGTAGTTTTGCCATTTCTAAGCTCTCTCGTTCTTGACCTACTTGTTGCAGTTTTCCAATATCATTGTAATCCATTTCACCAAGTTGAGGTGCAATCTGGGTAGCTGCTACTTGATTTTGTCTTTCACGATTATATTGATCGCCATAAACTTCATTAGCTAATCTACCTAGTGAGTCTGATAATATTTCCTGGTTAGCACCTGATCCTAATCTTCCAGCTTTACTAAACTGTGATTGTACTTGTGATGTCACATCACCAGCCATTTGATTAAATAATGCTTGTGAGTAAGGATTGGTAGTTGGTGATAAGTAATCACCTTGTAAAACTTTATTTATTTCTTGTTGAGAAGAACCTAATAATGGATTGCCTTGTAAAGCTCTCGCACTTGCTAATTGAAGGGCAGTATTAGTTTCTGGTGCAAAATCAACATAAGTATTATTAGGGAAAAATGATGGTATATTAGGGTTTTCATACAACTGTTGTGCTGCATCAATAGCTTGTGTGTAATAGGGTTTAATAAACTCTGATGGTTCACTTGTTGATGTTGTAGTTACATTTTGTGGGTTTGATCCTTTTGACATTTTATATTTCCTTATTTAGTAAGTATGCTTTAACTTTAAATCCTTTCAATTTTCGTACCCAACCTTTTCGACCAGCGACTTCGATATGAGTACAATTTTCTCTTTTTGCAAATTTTTCTATAACTGTTTGTATTCTTTCTAACCAGTTCTCTAGATTAGTACCTCCAGCTAAGAAATATCGTAAGACTTTAGACTGTGGGTAGGCTGCTATTTCAGTAACAACAGCACTTTCTATTTTTTTATCGTGCCAACTAATAAATAGTTGCATTCGATCATTAGCGAGGCCATACAATATATCTTGAATAGTGTATGTTTCGTCTAATGCTTTTTCTAATAATGGAGCTACTTGACTCCATATAAATTCAACATCCTCACTAGGAACTCTAGTGATAAGATTATCCAATGACACAGTAAGATAAGTTTTGGTCTGTGTTTCCTGAACTCGCATGGGTTAAAGTTGCACTACCATTGGCTCTTGCAGAAACATGAAGTCCATTTAAAGCTGTTCTGCCATTCGCAGTTGTTGGCATAAACAATATAATCGAATTACCACCTATTCTTGCGTCTGTAAGAGTAGATGTAGTTTGACTTGCTCTAAGTGTTATTGTTCCTGTACTGTTTAACTTTCCATTGATTGTATTATTCAATGATGTTGAAACTAATCGTAAGTGTTGTCCTTGATCTGGTATCGATAAAGGCACAAAAGGAAACTGATTATCTGCCACCTTCAGGTCTCGCTTCTATATCCACACCACTAAGGGTGTTAAAGTTTCCTGTCACATTTACTCTAACTCGATGATACCTGGATGTTGATCTTAAAGGACATGAACCACTATCATTAGTCGATACTGCATTGCCTACAGATATACTATCAAGCTGTGAATTTCTTGTTATGGGTGTCACTGTGACTGTAGTATTGGATGTACCATCTACTATCGGTCTGCACTCAATAAGTGTTGATCTTTTATTTTCAGCACCTTCAAACTCAGTTGTATCTACTGTAGCTGAGAGGCTAGTAGCTAAGAACTTTCCAAATTTATGTTCACTATTAAAACCAGCTAGACCAACAATACCTTCTTTGTAAAAGTAAGAGTCAAGTGATTTAGTTAAGTTATCAAGATTACCTAACACATCTAAACTCTCTAAAGTTGTAAATGCTTCTTGAGAGGCACTAGATATGAACTCTAAATCTAATCCACTTCCTGTACTCCACTTATCTACTGCATAGTTATAAATAACAAATTTGTTATTAGTAGTTCCTGTAGCACCACCACCTCGATATGACCACACAACTATAGAGTTGTTAGGATCTATAGCACTTGTGATACCATCTAGGTTTGATGATAAATCATCAAAGAAGAAGTTATTAACACGACCATTGCCTATCGGTGTTAGTTGCTGACCACCAGTTAGTTTATAAAAACCATCTTGTGCTAAGAAAAATACTTGGTTTCCATAAGAAGCTACTGATTTAGGTGCAAAAGCTCCAATGTTATCTGCAATCTTATCAAACTGAAATATAAGGGGTACACCTACATAAGACATTCTGTAGATCGCCTTTTCCATAAAGATCACACCAGCAGACTCACCACCTACAATCGCTTGGATATTTCCATGACTACCAACTATGTCTTGAAATCCTGACTGTGTTGCTTGGCTCGGAGTCCAAGTAGAGCTGTCATTAATACCTGACCACTTTACTCTTTGGTTATAAACAACACCTGATTCATTTGTAAAACCAGAAACAACAAAGTCTCTTATAACAGCTATAAACTTAGCTTTTAATGATACAAGATCACTAAAGGCACTATCTACACCTTCTTCAAACTTTTGTATATTATCTGCAAAATTAGTGGCAATAATGTTTGAGCCAAACTGTGTAAAGGCCCAAAAGTCTCTAGCATTTTCTGTTGTAGAGTTGTTATAACCACCAGATTTGCTTTTATCTATAAACACCAATGAAGAGTTCATTTGATAAAGTTTGGTCTTATCACCAGCATAGTTTGTAGAACCACCAGTACTAAAACTTGTAAATAATCCCACAGCAGCATTTGATAATCCTGTTGTAGTCAATGCTTGGAAACCTGGAAGAGCTTGATAACCTTTTTTCAAAGGGATCACATTATCTACTTTAAGAGCACCTGAGTTCTTATAAGTAGGAAGATCAGCTTGTAAATCACCGAACTCAATCATCTATGCCACCTGTGGTGTTGACATCTGTAGTGGTGATGTGGTTGTTGATCCTCTTGAAGATGTTTCATTAGCATTTTTAATAGCTTCTTTATATAAATTACCCCAGGTGTTTAGTCTTTCGTCTTGCATTATAAAGGGTGCTGCTTCTGCTAGTGAACCATATAAATACAATTCAGGATAATTTGTTAAAATTGTGTTAGTTGAATTACTATCTGACAATGCAGATAGTGTTTTATAAAAATTTATTTGTAGAGTAGTCGCTGAGTCTGGAGCTCTGCCTAAAAGAATGTTTGTGCCAACTATAGTAAAAAACTGTGGCTTACCTCTACTTTGACTATCATTATATTTATTATAAAAATCAGAATTACTTATAAATCGTAAAGTACAATAAGGATCACTTTGAAATATAACTGTGGTTGCCTCTAAATAGCCTGTTGGTAAAGCATAGCTTTGAGTTCCAGCAACAGTTGTTATAGATGTGTCTGTGTTTACCATTTCTCTTACTCTTAGCTCTCTGTTCAGTCTAGCTTCAGTAAGTCTGATAAAATCAGATAGGTTTGCTGTCAAATCACTTCTATTAAGATAACTTGCTATTGTTGTTTTTAAATTATCAAAAGTGTCTAGTGCCATTATAGGTTTCCTGTATATATTCTAAAGTGTCTGTTATCTGAGTCGTTTAACCATCTAAAAAATCTAGGCTTATCAAGGACTTT